GCATGGTCATCCTGCTCCCAACCAGGTATAGTTAGAATCTCTGAAGCCGTATGCTGTAATCGCTCTTGAATCGCTTCTCGATCCGTAAAAACCGTGTTCTTCATCAAATCAGATTTACTGATAGCACCAGCGGATAACAACACCAATCCTTTTTCTTCCAGTTCCACACGTTGCCAGATTTTGTTCTTCATCGGAAGGTTGAGCCATTCGGCTGCTTCCGCCGCATTCAAAACGCCTGCTCTAATCAACTCCAAGACATAGTTCAAATCTTTGGAAACAGGGATTTTATGCACAGAAACTAATGCTTTACCTACGTCATACTCATTGGCATAAATTTGCGCTGCCTCATAATCTTCGTCCTTCTGGAAAGAACGCATGGCAGCAAAGGAAACGAGGAACCGATGATACGGTTCAGGAATTTCAGGAACATCAGTATCCCGCACTAACATTGCTGGGCGACGTTCATAGAAGATGGTTAGACTAGAAACTTCGCTATCTTCAGAAGGGGGAGGAGAAACGGCAATGTTGTTGCCAAAAGTAAAAACCGTCACTGGCGAATCGGACTGAGGGAGTATTTTAACTCTGGAACCAGACGTGATAGGGACAATGGGAACCGACTCGCCAGTGTCAGTCCAAGCTCCCAATAGGAACAAGAAGTCTTCGGGCAAAGGATAAAAAACTACGCCTGGAACTAGTTGTATCTGGGTCGTTTTTTCAAGGCGGTACGACATCCCCAGCTCTTGATGGGCTTGGTTGATCCATCGATTCAGCTCCACGTCGCTACGAAAACCTGGTACGGGCTCGATAATGAGGCTGCGAACATCGTCACGTATCTCTTTTAGATTCATGACCAACCCTCCCGTACCAATCGGTTNCTTAACCGTTAGACGGCACAATAGCGACCACCACGTCAGCGTTATCAGAAGGAGCAGAAGCTGGGGTCACCACCACTTCCACACCTTGTTTCAAAAGGCCAAAGCCTGTAGCCATGCCGCCGTCGGAATTAGCACCTACGGTAAAACTCCCGATGTATACCTTGAAAGTTTCCCCATAAATAGACGTATTGGCATAGATGTCCACATCAACAGGAACATCAGCAGTATTATTAACAAACACAGCCACTCCTTGTCCTTGAAGTTGTGCCGAAAGGTCTACATCCCTGACTCCCCCAGGTATTGTATAGGAGATCGTCACTGGGTCAGCAGAGCCAGCAGCGAAGGAGGCTGTGTAATGCTTGACTAACCCTTGTTCAGCAGGAATAGCCATGCTCTTCACCCCTTAAACATATCAAATCTATATTACACCCGCCGAACGCCAATAATGCCCCTCCAGTTGGAATAACCGACAGAGTATCTCATGTAGCCACGATATTTTGCTTCCAAGGTGTCAAAGTCGTTTTCGGACTTAAACTCTGGACGAACNCGCCAGAAGAAGTTCAGCTCATGGACATCACTATCCAGGAGGAACCAGGCGTAATCGTCGGTAAGATAGTCCATAATGACGACCCGCAGTTTGGATTTAATGGTGTTGATGTCGTTTAAATCCGTGCCAGGCCGTTGAGCAGAGTTGATAATTCGGTCGGCTTGAGGTTCCAAAGCTGGAGGAATAACCAAGGTTTTGGGCCGAATGACCATTTTCAACCCTTCATCGGTCAGCGTTTTTCTAGCNAGTAAAATNGCTTCATTGACCAGGTCTTCATTCAAGATGTCTTCATACGAGTTAACTTGAGAAGCAGGAACCTCAATCAAGTTGCTGCCTTTGGAATGAACCCGAATCAAGGGGTGTTCTTTGGAGAACAAAGGAACTCCGTCATANCCCACTTTGGTAAAGCCATTGTTTAACACGTCGGCAGCGTCTTGCTCTACACGGGCACGTCCCGAACGGGCCAGGTTTTTGGGCAACTTGTTGATTTGATTGTACAATTCGTCNTCAACCATCGCCCTGGTGACCTTAAATCCTTTCAAGAACTCCGTGTGAACGTAACTAACCTCGAAACCTTCCATCGGATCATCGTAAGGCACGCTGGAATTTTCAGAGGTCCGAGGTTCCCAGGGGCCAAAGCCCGTTAAGCCAATGTCATGTTCGGCATGTTTCCTTGAATTCATCACGTGAAAGACTTGCGAATATTGAGGAGGAAGNTCTTTCCAGGTCTCAAAGAAAATTTTCCGCAAACCAGGCTCAAGGAGTTTTGCCCACCCTTGAGTGGAGGTGTTCAATGCCATCGTCCATCACCTCTAGTCAATGGTGTACTTTTCGTCCTTCATTGCTGCATAGTCTTTTGGATCAATNCCCATCAATCGGGCTGCTTCTAATTCTTCAGGAGTCAGTCCATGAGTGGGATCATGTTCTTCAGGGGATTGCGAAGACTCTACCTGTTTCAACCCTTTAGCTCGAATCGTGTTCACCGTCTTTTGCTCAATCTGGCCTTTTAACTCATCCCATCTCTGGACCAAAACTTTGCCGAAAGCTGTTTCCAAATCCAACCCTTGAGAATCGGCTAAATCCATCACTTCAGCATAATATTCATCAAATTGCGGAAATTTAGCTCTCAATTCTTGTAACTGCCGTTCTCTACGCAGTTCCCTAATTTGTTGCTCCAGCTGACTGATCCTGGGATCGTCAAAACTAGAAGCCGGTGCAGGAGGGTTGTAATAAGGTTGAGCCTGCGCTCCNGTAGGAGCAGNAGAGGCTTGAANCTGCTGTTTATAAANCTCNANTTGCTGGAGAGCTTGTTCAGCCGTAATNCCTGTTTCTTGTTGGAATTTTTCCCANCCCTCTAATTGCTTAAGCTTCTGGGAACGTTTGGTAAACTCTTTTTCTAAATTGCGATACGCTTTTTCATAATCAATAGGCTTAGTAGAATCCGGTTCTTCAGAAGGGGGAGTAATCTCTTGATTATCCACTTGACCTTCAATGCCTTGGTCGCTTTGCGACTGTACACTGAGGTCTTGATCAGGAAGTTGAATTTGTTCTGTGTTATGCATACATATCCTCCTTTGACTGTACCCGTTTATGGCNGAGACTGTAGCTGCTGTGAGCCGCTTACGGCGCCCCAGTGTAAGCGACTCACGCAACCCTTGGTCTCGTTGGGCCAATGACGAGCCTTGGTCAAATGATCATACTTATTCAAGAATAATATATCACATACTCGATATACTAGTCAATATTACGCTTCAGTAGACGAGGGCAGTCGTACGGAGCTGGAAGGTGACATTTTTGCCTGCTGTCGAGCTGCGTCTTGTGGCGAGTTAGTGTTGCGTATATTCATGCCACCTGTTAACGTTGGACGAGAATTCTCCAAAGCTGTGATACGGGCCAATTCAGCTTCCAGAGAAGGCGCAGACATCCCTTCAGGGAGCCCGCCCAATTGACCTGCCANNTCTGCTTTTTGCTCTAAGCGGTTGATGATNTCTTCCTTGTTGGGGAAGTTCATAGTCTTCAGAACTTCCACAGCATCAATAATGCCCATTTGATACAACTGCATAGCCTGTTGCTCNATATACGNACGACTCATCGGAGCNTCGAAGCCTACGGCTACTTGTACATCAAATTCTGGGATGAGAAGATTGCCGTTTTCGTCGGTTTTGGCCAGGTCATCTCGGCTCATTTGAATCCANACGGGTTGTCTGTTCTCATCCAGATAACGGAAGTAACGGTCCTCTGTGTAGAATTCGACAGCATAAGCAATGATAAACTGGACCAACTCTTCCATCAGACGACCTTGCTCTTGCAGTTTAAGTCTGATACGAGCCGTCGCCTGCTCTTGGAGAGCCAAAATCCCGCTGGCTGCTGTCACTGAACCTGGTGCTTGCCCCAAATAGAGAGGAGATATNCCAGACACCATCTCAATTTCCTTCTTAATNAATTGAATTAAATTAATAACCCAAGCTGGGGCCACCACACCGTCCAGCTTTTTCACAGAGTTGATATCGTTGACAGGGATAACCAGACCAGGCTTCCANAACTGGTTGGCGACAGCACGGATGTCTTCAATCCCTGANGTCGTTTTATCAATCAAAAATTGTCCGTTAGCCAAAGCGATGTTTTCAATGACAATTTGAAGGGTCTTGTTTAGAATGTCCTGCAAGTTTTCCAACTGCTCAATTTCNCCCATACCCCAGAAACTTTTCTGAACAGGGTAATTAATAGATCGAATGAACGGGTATTTGCCGTGCATATAAAAGTTTTCGTCATAGCGCAGCAGGGTTTCTCCCGCCACAACAATACGGACCAGTCCTTTTTCAGGGTCTTTTGTCCAATATTCAATNAANGTGGCTTGCGTATTTCTGGGGTCTAAATCCTCTTCATCGCCGTAAACGGCTAAATCCGTGTAATGGGCATCTGGAACGATATGGGCGGCACGGTCAGGGTAACGACGTTTAATGTATTCCAAAGAACGCCTACGGCTGTACCGCAAAAATCAGCGTTCTGAATATGATTGACTTCATTGGGGTCAATAAAGAAATTCACGGGATCAACCACTTCAAAAGCAATGTCTCCCAGCCCGTTCAACTTGGTAGGATCAAAATATACTTTCCAGATAGCTGTACCAAACTTAAGTCTAGCCCGTTCAGCCAGTTGCAAAACATCACGGATTTTATTTTTCTCCAGGATGATTTTCACAATCTTTGTCAAGTCACGGGCAACTTCCTCATCATCTGGCTGGACAGGGAGGACCACAGGATCAGGAACGTTGCTAGTAAGATAGGGCATCATACTTTCAATGGTGGTAAAGATATAGTTAACCACAGGCTTAACTCGCTGGGGATCGACTTTTTTGTATTTCCACTGATTCGCTTTGTAATAGTCTTCATATCGTGCCCATTTTTGGTGGAGGTCTCTTTTGGCGTCTAAAGCATAGCGATAATCTTCCCACACTTTGTTCACAATTTCTTGCTGCTTTTTCTCGGACATTTTATTGACATCAGCCATTGCTTTCACCTTCTTTTGGACCGACATATTCATCTTCATAAGAAAAAGCGCTGGTGGACATTTTAGATAGTATTGTTTTAGTATTTTCGTATTCCCGTTCCAGAAGGGCTAATTTCTGTTGCAACAACAGATTAGCCCGTTCCAGTTCCTTGATCCGTTGCTTGTATTTAAACAAGTCCAGAATAGACTTCAACACGATCCTGATCCTCCTCTCCGTCCTCATAAAAATCAGGAATTGGCTTTGGCACGTAGTCCATCGCCACAGGTTTAAGG